CTGTGAAGAGCGGTTCGCATTTCGTCGTGTTCAGGTCTCCAGCGTGGATCAGCGATTCTGTACATTTGATTGTACACTTTTGGCAAGGCTTGCATAATTTGAACAGGAACGCGTGAGTCGAAGGCCGAGTAGTCACAATCCCACCCCAGTGTTGAAATTTCGGCATGGTAGTGGTAGAGTGTGTCCCAGTCCAGTGATCGTGGATCGATTCCGATCTTGATTGGCGTAACGTTGTAGATGCTGGCGATTGCGGCTGAGGCCCCATGAAAGTACTTCCGAAGTGCGATGGTGTAATCGATCGGCGCTGCCGCGAACGACCTCGTCTTAGTTGCATCATAGATCTTCTTGAAGGAGAGTGGCTCGTCCTTTAGTGATCCTGCGAAGACTACTGCACTCCTTTGTCCTTTGCCCGCGCAGAAGAGAAGAGCGTCAACTGCATTTTTAAGAAAGTGGCCCTCTTCGTTGTGAGCATACTCTTGAAGTAGAGTGGTTGGATTTTGCTCGAAGAAGGTACTTTTCGCCTTAACTCCTTTCCTGTGCTTGAACGGGTATCCTGGGCTTGTCTGTCGGAAGATTGGTTTGCTACCTGGCAACCAGGAAACTCCATTGATGGTTTCCTTTTCCGAGAGAACACCTAGCTGGTATCCTTGTTCCTTGACCTTGTGCCCGAGCCATGTTCCCCATGCCTCAGCACATTCCGTGATTTTTTCCTCATCCAGTTCGAGTGGCTGCACTCCCCATTTGTCCATTGCATCCTGGTAAGGATCTGATCCTTCTGAGCGTCTTGTGTCCCTGATTGAAAGGACTGATGGTTCAAAAAGTCCGTCATATCGTTCCATGAAGAAGGGGCTCACATAGAGCTTGGTCTTCTGGGGATGGAATTGCTTAACGAATTGACCGTCAATGACTGGCTTGCCAAAGACTTCATATAGACCATCCTGCTCGTATGGAAGACGTTCGATGCCCTGATGTGGGAGAATGCGGATTTCATCAAGTGGGAGAACTGCGGCTTCTCGTCTAAGTGGTGCGAGTGGTGGAAAATCATCGCTATAGAGGATGGTGCCAAAACCTTCCTTACTTGAACCTGCGCCATGGAAGCCAACAAGTTTGCGGACAATTTTTGGGTTGAAGATGACGATGGGAGAACCACAGTCTCCAAATGTTGATTGACAACCATCGTATGTATAGCCATCCAGATTTCCTGAATAACTTTGTCCCCATCTTTCAACGCCATCCACCTTCTTTTCTACTTGGGCCCGAAGTTTGATGATTCGTTGCACTGACGTGGTGTTGTTTGCTCGTCGTGTTGGAATGCATAGCATTGCAGTATGGTTGGTCAAGTCTGAACCCTCCTGTTTTGCCATGAGGTGCCGTGTGATGTCCGGAAATTGCTCGAATTGAAGTGGAACTTTGAACCAAAGAATGTCACGGTAGTCGTCAATTCTGGTGACTGTTGCTCTGAATGGTTCTCCGTCGAGGTTTTTCTTGACGTTGAAGCAATCTCCCACCACAATTCCGAATAATCCATGTGCATTGGTGACTCCTTCGTACTCACGCATCATGATTGCTCGTTGGATGAGTTGGTCTCCCGATCCATTAACGACAAAGATGGTGTTTTTGACGACAAGATCACAAATGCTGAGTGCTCCTGGGTCTGTGCATGCTTCCGGTTCCAGTGGAGGCTGGTCTGCGATGTAATCGATGTATGGTCTGTCCTGAAGGAAACGGC